GGCTCATCATCAGGGCTTGGTGCAAATGGTGATTTCTCTCTCAATGACGCCACTGGCGATGTGTACACCAAGACCGGTGGCACATGGGCTGTAGTCGCCAATATCAAAGGTGCCGACGGTGTCGGCGCGGGTACGGTCACATCAGCAGCACTGACCACAGGTACATCAGGTAAAGGCACTTGGTTAATATCAGAAATGAGTATTTCAGATAAAAAAATTGAACTTACTGTAAAAAAGTAATACATTTGCATAACTTTAATATAGAATAATGGCAGATTTTGGATTGTTTCACCCGTTCACCTTACATAAGTCAGTTGACAGGGTAAGAAATAATGTCATTTACAAAGGCACTGTTTCCATATTTGTCATTCGTGGTACTGCAAGTTCAGCAACACAAGTAAACACAATTACAGGGGCTGAAACTTCAATTAATTACGGTGTCCGAACATGGACAATAAACGATACTGATTTTACAGCTACTTTATTTGAACCTGTATTAACTGCAAATGTACCATATTATTTTAAATTAACCATTGACGGGGTTGATTATTGGACTGACATAATCCTTAATGATGATTGCACAACACCGTCTTTAGTAACTTACAACACATGCAACGACATAAATGTAGATTGGGAAAGTGCAACGGTGTCAATGCCATTATGTTTACCAAACTTACAGCAGTTGCCGCCGGAAACAGAAACTCAATTCGAGACTATAATAACGGCACAAGGCGAAAAGAGAAACCCAAAAAAACAGATTACAAGGTATAGACATTGGTTTACTTCGCCAAAGGCTTATAGTAATCTTTTGGCAGGGGTTAAGTCAAACGATGCAATTTTATTTGATAATGTTTCTGTTAAAAACTTTGATTTTAGCGAAGAGTCAATTGATGATTTTTATTCAGCATTTACCATTTCATTCGAATACATTAACCAACAACAAGGCAATCAGTGTTGTGATGAAATAGATTTGGATGATATAGCAAATCCAAACGGAGAAGGCACGGGCGAAGGTTGTGGAACCTTTGCAGTTGAAATAGTCAACACATCAGATACCCTAACAGTAACGCTAACAGATGAACCGGTAGGAACACCGTCTTACAGATGGTATCGAAATAATATTCAGATTAGCACGGCTGCAAGTATCACAATAACACAACATGGTAATTACAAAGTTGATGTGACTATTGACGGGTGTAAAGCGACTGCAAGTTATTTCAAAGATGATGTTTGCGGAGCTTTTACAATCAGAGTTTATGCCGTTGGTAATTTTGTTAATGCTGATATGTCAAATATTCCTGAAGATTGTACACCTACTTTATCGGTAACTTTGGATGGTGTAGAAGTTGCGACGTCTGTACCTTTTGAAGTAAGTGAAACAGGTACATATTTCGTTAAAGCAACGGCATGTACATGTATTAAGTCAGGCGGTGTTTATATCGCTTATAGTGAAGAAACGAACTGCGATTTTACAGCTTCAATATCTCAAAGCGGCAACACATTAACAGCTGTAACAGATGCAACAACACCGACCTATCTTTGGGAACTTGAAACAGGATCGGGGCGTAGCTCAATAGGGACGGCATCAACTCAAGAAATTACACTAAAAGGTATCTATTTTTTAACAATAACTGAAGGTTCATGTTCAAAAGAAGTTTACTTATACATAGAACCATTAGCAACAGCCGGAACGTTTTTAAGATACGGCGGCACTGGCACTGCATTTACAGTTTTAGGTATAGATTTAACCAACATAACAAATTATGCAGGTACGATAAAGGTCACGATTAACGGCGTTGTATTTTCTTATACAGCGGGCGCGCCTGGACTTAACCAATATTCTGTAAATGGAAGCGGTCAGGTAGTAGTGGGTTCATCATTAACAAATCCAACAATCATTATAGAATTAATTTAACCAAAATATGAGATACTTATTTATAGCTTTTCTATTCGTTTCATTATTCGGACATTCACAAGGGATTGAGCCGTCAAGTTTTCAGGGTAATCCAAACAAAGGCGGTTTTTTAAAGGGTGTTACATTGAATGTTGATGACTTTGGTGACACTACTTATCTTTATGTACATGTTGATAGTACGGCTTTGGCAGATAGCATTTATTTACGTGGCGACAGTCTTATATTACTAAAAAATGGGAGTGGGCAGGTGTATAAAGCACGTATTTACGACTACAATCAAACATCGGTATATTATTATGATATTCCAAATCCGCAAAAGTGGGATATTTATGTAGATGACCAATATGACTCAAGTGGAAAAAATAGGTATTATGATGGTAGTTCATGGCAAATATTTGACTACGATGGATATGTCGGAAATGAAGGCAGATTGTACGTCTTGGATGGCACATCTTACAACACAGCAAGAATAAGGTCGTATCATGGGGACTATACAGATGCAGTTTTAAAAGGGGATAGTTTGGTAAAAGTAAATAGTGTATTTGATAGCAATATTTTGGATATAAATATTGATACTGTAAATTTATTGGATTTGACTACTCAATACTTAAACCCTTATGTCATCACAGGCGACACAGTAGGTTTTTATTTAACCGTGGCAGTTGATACAGTTTTATTTGAAAATACCATCGACACGGCGGCTTATTGTTGTCCGCCTTCATTGAGTGGTGACACGCTATACATAGATGATAATTATGTTGTTTTGCCCGTTGCAAATATTATCGGTGGATGGGGTATAGATGCAACAGAAAGTCCTGCAAACACATGGAATTTAATAGGGGATAGCTCACAGGTAGCTACTCAATATGATATAAGCGGTTTAGTTTCAGGTAGTGGTACTGCCACAAGATTAGCCTTTTGGAGTGGTACATCCACATTATCATCAAACGCAAATCTATACTGGGACAACACAAATAGTAGACTTGGGATTGGAACGGCATCTCCTTCAAAACAACTTACCACAACTCAGGATATTTCAGCTAATGGTAACGATATAGGATTGGGAGGTGGCAATCAACCAAATAACGCCAGGTTTGGAAATGCAGCATTAAATAATAATACTACAGGAGTGGGTAATTTAGCGATTGGGGCGTATGCACTGTTAAATAATACAACGGGTTACTATAATATTGCTTTAGGCAATCAGGCAATGTTTTACAACGTATCAGGACATACTAATACTGCAATTGGGCAAAATACACTTGTAAATAACACGGGTAGTAAAAATACTGGAATAGGGACCGAGGCATTATACAGTCTTACTTCGGGTGTAGAGAACACAGCGATATCAGCGTTGGCACTTAGATCAAATGTGACGGGCAATAGTAATATAGCGATAGGGTATGGAGCAGGATATTATGAAACAGGTAGTGGTAAGTTATACATAGAACCATCTACAAGTTCAACTCCTTTGATCGGTGGTGACTTCGTGACTCGCAGAGTAGGTATAAATACTGCCATCGGATCAATAGCGAGAACACTCCATGTCACAGGCGAAGCAAGGATCACAGACCTTATCACAGACCCACCGACGGGGCTTGTTGGTCATGATGAAGATGGAGATTTAGGTAGTGTGGCATTGTCAGGGTTAAGTATGGTTTCAGGAACATTGACCAACTCCTTCAATGGCGACATCACAGCCGTAACGGTTACAGCCCCTCTTACAGGTGGGGGAACTTCGGGAAGTGTAAGTGTTGGTTTAATCCAGGAGCTCCGGCTGTATAAGAAAATACAACGCCGTTAATCGTGACCTTTATCGTACCTGCATAATTTGTTATGTTGGTTAAATCTATACCTAAAACTGTAAAGGCCGTTCCCGTTCCGCCGTATCTTAAAAACGTTCCGGCCGTTGCTAATGGTTCTATGTATAAGTAAACTTCTTTTGAACATGAACCTTCTGTTATGGTTAAGAAATAGATACCTTTTAGTGTAATTTCCTGAGTTGATGCCGTACCTATTGAACTACGCCCTGATCCTGTTTCCAACTCCCAAAGATAAGTCGGTGTTGTTGCATCTGTGACCGCTGTTAATGTGTTTCCGCTTTGAGATATTGACGCCGTAAAATCGCAATTAGTTTCTTCACTGTAATTAATATAAACCCCACCGGATTTAATACATGTACATGCCGTTGCCTTAACAAAATATGTACCTGTTTCTGATACTTCAAAAGGTACTGATGTTGCAACTTCTACACCGTCCAAAGTAACCGATAAAGTAGGTGTACAATCTTCTGGAATATTTGACATGTCCGCATTTACGAAATTACCAACGGCGTAAACTCTGATTGTAAAAGCTCCACAAACATCATCCTTAAAATAACTTGCAGTCGCTTTACATCCGTCAATAGTCACTTCAACTTTGTAATTACCGTGCTGCGTTATTGTTATACTTGCAGCCGTGCTAATCTGAATGTTATTTCTATACCACCTATAAGACGGCGTGCCTACCGGTTCATCCGTTAACGTCACTGAAAGAGTTTCCGATGTATTGACTATTTCAGCCGAAAAAGTTCCACAACCTTCGCCGGTTACTTCGCCGTTTGGATTTGCTATATCATCTAAATCGATTTCATCACAACATTGATTACCTTGTTGTTGATTTATGTACTCAAAACTAATAGTAAACGCTGAATAAAAGTCATCAATGCTTTCTTCGCTAAAATCAAAGTTTTTAACAGAAACATTATCAAATAAAATTGCATCGTTTGACTTTACACCTGCCAATAGATTACTATAAGCCTTTGGCGAAGTAAACCAATGTTTATATCTTGTGATCTGTTTTTTAGGGTTTCTTTTTTCCCCTTGTGCCGTTATTATTGTCTCGAATTGAGTTTCTGTTTCAGGTGGTAGTTGCTGTAAGTTTGGTAAACATAAAGGCATTGACACCGTTGCACTTTCCCAGTCTACATTTATATCGTTACATGTGTTGTAAGTGACCAAAGACGGCGTTGTACAATCATCATTAAGGATAATATCAGTCCAATAATTAACCCCGTCAATCGTTAACTTAAAATAATATGGTACATTTGCAGTAAGAACCGGCTCGAATAAAGTAGCTGTAAAGTCAGTATCGTTTATGGTCCATGTTCGTACACCGTAATTAATTGAAGTTTCTGCACCTGTAATTGTGTTTACTTGTGTTGCTGATGTTGCAGTACCACGAATGACAAATATGGAAACAGTGCCTTTGTAAATGACATTATTTCTTACCCTGTCAACTGACTTGTGTAATGTGAACGGGTGAAATAATCCAAAATCTGCCATTATTAAATATTAAAGTTATGCAAATGTATTACTTTTTTACAGTAAGTTCAATTTTTTTGTCTGAAATACTCATCTCTGAAATTAACCATGTGCCTTTCCCTGCTCTATTTAGTTTAATGGTATTACCCGGATTCAACTTATTAAAGAGCTTAAAAGTATTGAAAAAAGATACTTTAACTTCTATTCCTATTGAAAAACCTGTGAAAGTTACGGCTCTGTTATCGTGCAATCCTGACTTTAACGGACGGTTTTTATAGTGCAAATTTTCAACTAAATTACGGATACTCATCGCACTATTCAGACCTATTACTTTGCCCGATTCAGTACTAAGCAAATAAAACAATTTCTTATATGAATCCTGATTATAGGTTTCATTGTTCAATGTACCAAACAAATCAGTCATAAAAGTATCTGTCTTTCGTGGAACGTCGTTAATCTCACTGTTTAATTGTGAGTTTTGGTAATCTATTTTAGTGCTGTAAAATCCATCTGTAGGGGACGGTTGCGCCATGAACCACGTCTCTGTATTTATTAACTCCCTGTTTATTTCTGCATTGTCGTCCAACTCATATTCTATTTCTTTGATCTCAAAATCTATACCTTTGCTTTCAAAGTATGTGTAATGTTCCCACCTTATCACATCGATAGTTGAATCATAAACCAAATGAAGTCCGAATATCTTATTAAATTCAAGTACTAATGTTTTCGCTTTGATTAAACCACTTTTACCGAAAGAATCTTCCAATGCGCTTTCCCTTATGATGTCGTATGATTGTGCTATTCTTAACGCTTGTAAATAGTTCGTAGCGAATTCATATTCGTTGTTTTCAGGGTTTGTATAGTCTGAATCTATGCCAAAAAAGTTACTAATAATCTGAATACCTGTACATGAGAAAATATCCTGTATTATTTCATTAATTGAAAAGGTGTTACTTATTGGAATGTCCTTATATAAATTCAACTTACCTGCTGTAAATTTAACCCCTGTTTCAACAATAGAATCACCCAAAATATCAATATAAGTATTGTCAGTGTAAACACCTGAATCATATAGTAATTTCGGAATAGCTGAGTAATAATAACCGCCGCCGCTTAAAGGTCTCCACAACTCCGAATATTGAACATCTGAATACAACTGTATGTACTTAACGTTTATAGTTACGTTGTGTCCCGTGTAGTATAAATTCTCGTCGTTGTCTACTTCAATGCTAGGATAACATTGTAAGTCTATAAATTCAGGGAAAAACCCTAAAGATGTTTTGTCAGGATAACCGCCCAAAATGCCTAATAACTGATCAACTGTAAAAGACTTACTTTGCTCTAAGTCAATTAAAACGGAATGGTTATAGTATGTGTATCTTATTTCTCCCTGAATGGTTACTGTTTCATATGGTACATAATCAAATATATTTATATCCTTATTCTTTATACATTCAATTGGACTTTTAAATTTTATGGATTTTTCAACATAGCAATTATTAAAGTTTATTGAGCCTTCATTATGATGAATTAAAGCGTCTATTTCTATGTCGTCATCCCCACATTCAATGGTTAACAAAACATCTTCTTCGGTTGATCCTGCAAATGTTTCTTCTATTAGTGTCTTAAATCCGTTTTCAGAATCAAATTTTGCCTTTGAGTCTATTTCAGTTACCACGCCAAAATCATCAAAACTTTTGGTTATTGTGTAATCCTGGACTTTGGATTGTATTCCTAAATTTGGTAACTCTACTTTCATTCTACTTTTTTAACTTATTTCATCATAATTGATTTGGTCGTAAGTTGGTTTCTTTTTGGGCTCAATATATTGATATGTTTTTTCAACATAAACTCCATTTACTTTTTGTGGATAATTTCTACAAATATGCGTTTGAACTTCACCATTTCTATTTATATGATTTTCATCAACATAATTAAGTGCATGTCTCATATTTTCAGGTTTTAATGTTTGTCTCATTATTATTTATTTTACACAAAGATACAAATTATGCCGCAAATTCCATAGGAAACAAATATCTAACTTCTGGTCTCTTAGCTTCTGCCAACTCCCTACTTATCCATCTCAATTTATGCCTACAATTATAACCGCCCAAATCAATGAAAGGATTGTAACCCGTTTCGTTTTTACCCTGCCAATCTAAATCTATCCATTTTTGTATCTCGCTTTCATGGAATACTTTTCTGTTTCGTTCCTGACAAAATTCGCGCGTTGTTTCTATTTCACCACCTTCATAAATAGCAAAAACTAATCCTAATCGTTTGCGTACCTCATTACTTCCTATCCTTTCGTACTGTGAATAAATATCATAGGTCCACCGTGACCAATATTTGTTAACAATGTTTTTGCCTTCTATTTGGGTACTTAACTGATTCCTTAATTCAAGTAGTGAAATGCCTTCATATTTGGACATTAAAGCGATAGACTGTTTTTTAACTTCTTCATAAATAGGAGTTAAATTAGTCATTTGGTCAATGGTCCTGACAGCGTGTTTTATTATCTTTTCATTGACTTCTTGACCTATCTCAATGGCTCTAATATCTTCGCGCGACTGATCTATATAAACGTCTTGTAATAACTTCTTGACACCGTTTAAAACAAACCTTTTTAGTGTTCTCAAATCCCGTGCAAATCCTTTATCTTTTTCAAGTATCTTATCAATACGGTTTATGGCCGCAATGTTTGATTGATTGAAAACTATTGTATCATCTTTGACGTAAATTTCTTTAACGACATAATCCAACACTTTAAGGAAAAGTATATCCTGGAGCCTTTTGGTTCGGCTTTTGGTTTGTTTGATTAGTTCGTCTATTGTCATTTAATCAACTCTTTCAGTCTTTTTTCAGCACTCATTTTTGTGTTCCAACGTTCAATAAATACTTCAAAGAATGACCATTTGCAATAAATCATAAAATAAGTCACGCCGGACATTAACTCTTCTCTAATAATATATCGCTTTTTAAAATATCCCATGATTTAAAACTTATACAATTCAAAGTTATTACCCATTTTCTCTTTTATTCTTTTGCATGTTTCATAATCTTCAATTTCTTGTGCCTTGTGAAACATTAATTTTACAACTACTAAATCAGTGTTTTGTCTTAACTTTTCTTGTTTTTTTAGATCTTTTTTTATTTCTCTATTATCAATGAAAAGCCAAATAACTAAAGCAACTAAAATAGATATTATTATTGATGTCATGGCTTTTTCTTTTTAGCAATATTATTAGATAATGCTATTTCTTCACTCTTTCCGCTTTTAAATATTATCCCATCAAAACCTAATTTAGATAGTTCATCCTTTAGTATTTTGCCTTTTTTAAAATCGGTAGCCTTTTGTCCCCAAAATCCATTCACTCCATCAATATATTTATCTTTTATAACATCTCTTCTTGTTGTCCTTATTTTTGCTCTCGGGTCCAAAAAGTTTTTAGGCACATGCTTAATCATATTTTGTTTCATTTTGTTTTCTTCTCTTTGCAATTCTATAATAGTTCTTTTTACTATCCATCTATTGTTCTCATCTCTTAAGTCTAATAAATTAGCTTTTACTTTATATTCTCTTAATTTAGTGGAATTAAACTCATCATCTGAATACATTTCAGCACCTTGTTTTGTAGTTGAATAAAAATATAACTCACCTTCGTTTTTATTCATTCCGGTATGATTAAAAAGTCTTTCTTTGTCTAATTTGAAGTCTTTAGAATTATTTATTTGTGCTTCGAATTCATCACTATGATGTCTGTATAAATCATAATCTTTTTTTTCTGATTTAATACATCTAATATGTTCTTTTACTATTTTACCTTTTCTTCTATGAGTTGGTATTTTAAAACATTTAGTACTCATATTTCGTCAATTATTTTTATCGCTTCATTATATGTAATTTCTTCTATTAAAATGATAATATTGATTGCATTTTCTCTACTTATTAATCCTTGGTTATATTTTGTTAAAACTTCTTCTAACTCGTCTAAATCTTCAGGCAATTCTTCATAAGAACTAAATTCATTATAATTAGGAGATAGTTGCATTTGTTCCAGAGTTTCAAGCTCTGCCAAAACTTTGTCTATTTCAGCATTGATTAAAGTTAATTGTTGTTCACGTTCCAACTCAAAAAAGTCATCATTCTCAAATTGAACGACCGTTTTAATTCTATCCCAGTTCAAATATAAAACTTTGTCACGTTGCGGTACATCCATTGAAGCCAAAGCGACGGCACGTTCATTTGTGGTGAAGTTCTTAAACGGTTTGAATGTTTCCCAAAGTTGAACCCTTTTAATATAGTCAGGATTGTCCATGTGTTGTTTTTTGAGAATAGCTGTGTCAATACTCATTATCACATCATTGCTTACACCTGCTTTTATTGCTTGTTCCCTTTGTGCAAAAAGAGAATCTAATGTATCTAAATTCAAGTCCATTGAAAACCCGTGAAATACCTTTACGTTTTCAATTCCATAAATTGACGCTACACATTCAACCATCCATATAAATGTATCACTAACCTTATTGCCTAACTTTTGAAATTGTGCTATTAACCCGCTGTTTTCTGTCTTTACTTCGTATGCTGTTTTTTCTTTATCTGACAACTCATTTTGATTAGAGTTAAAAACCGTTCTAATGATTTTACCTTCCAATTCGTAAATGTCGTTTTTGCGGGTTGTCAATATGCTGTCAGGAATAAAAACCGTGTGAGTAAGTTGATCTAACTTTAAAAAATCTGTACCCATTGGTTCCGGCAAATAAATTATATCCTGGCTACTTGTGTGAATCCTTAATCCTGAACCTTTACATGAATTACATTGTCCTTTATGTAGTTCTCCTAAAAATAATTGTCCTTCGACACATCTTACATGCCCGTCGTCGGTTGACGTGTTGAAATTACAGTCCTTAGCATATGCAAATTGTTTTATAATTCCATGTAACGCCTTAATTATGTCGTATTCTGAACCGTCCCAAAGTAGTTGTTTGAGTAATTGTTCGGAGCTACTTAGTATTGTTTTGAACGTTTTAAAATGTGTTTCAGCATCTAATATATAACCTAAATGATAAGCATAACACATACCCGTTTTAATCTCTTCAAAATCAACAACCGTACCATTTCGGACAACATTATAATTTGCGTCCTGTGTATAAATCATGTACTTTTGATGATTGTCTTTCGTTTTGCCGTCGTCAATAATAAGGTAATCAACTTTGTCATTTTTTATCTTGAAGTCAAAAACATTGAATGATTCTATTACCTTAAATTCCGGCTCTGAAAACTCATTAAGACCACAAACTAAAAACGCATTTGCGTCAATCATATTGTAGTATTTCACAAAATCAAAAGCCTGTTGACTTATGTTGTTTTCGTAAATGTACGTATTTAATGATTGTAGTTTTGCGCTTTCGGTCTCTTTACCTTCAACACTAATATTTATTACTGCTTTATCTAATGTTTGTAATTTGTCTAAGGTATGTTCTATTTGATGACAAACTGATTTCGGACGACGTATTGTTATCCTGTTTCTTTGTGCCTTTTGTAGGTCTGTTTCAAGTTTACGATACGTCGTTAATAACTCAAGATCATTCTTACCTGTATAAAATTGTTTATACAACATTGCGTTTGTTCGATAGTGGTTAGCGTGTGAACTCTCACTACCTTTTTTTATTTTTTCTATTAATACGTCTATCATATTGCAAAAATAAGTTATTTATACTGTTTAGATATGATTTTTATTGTAAATAATTATGTAAGGTTGCTAAATCCAAACTGTCTATTAAAATCTGTTTTTGCTTCCCTGAAATAATATTCACAAGCATAACCTAATAAATCGACATATTCATCATGTTTTACCTTTGGAAATCCTGTTAATTGCGCTGTAAATTTACCATTCCAATTACCCTTAACTATCTTTACTTTCCCGCTCTGAATATAAGGACTTGCAGCCTGTAACCGTGCTTCTTTACCTTCCTGAACTAAGTAACTTTTAATCTCAATGGCTGCTATTTTAGTTTGAACGTTTAACATTTGTTTTAAGGTCTTGCCTGTAGCTTTTGGCTCAATGAATGCGCATGATCTTTGGTCTAACCTATGACTTAATTTGTACGTCTTTAAAAATTCCAATAGTTCCGGCATTTCCATTAATGCTGAATGAGAATGTAAAATATAAAGGCTGTTTGTTGACTTATCAAATGTTGTAACCATTAATCCGGTAGGGTCGTTTTGAGTATCCTTCGTGTACGCTCCATCAATCCATAAATCTATCTTTAAGTTTGTTGGTGCTGAATCCACATATTCAAACCATTCAGACTTAATTTTATTACCGTCCTTATTTACCGGATTTTGTTGATATAAACTTTCAAACGTTCGTTCTGACAAATACCTTAGTTTTTCAATCTTTTCTTTTGAATGTCTTTCTGGCCATAATGCCCCACCTATTTGTCTTGGGTCGTTTTGGTCGCTGTCATCTTCTTTTATTGCAGGTATTTTAATTACTTCCCAGTCTTTGTAATCTTTGTTTATTTCAGGATTCAATAACCTTCCTGCTAAATCATCTTCATGCCAACGGGTCATAATTAACACCTGTTTTGAATTATTGTGCAGCCTGGTTGATAAAACGTTCAAATACCACTGCCAAACTCTTTCCCTGAATGTCGGACTTTGCGCTTCAATGTCGTCTTTTACAGGATCATCTATAATAGCTAAATCAATTGAACGACCCGTTAATCCACCACCAACACCAACAGATTTTAAACTACCTTTTTTGTTTACTACTTCAAACACTTCGCTATTCCTTAACCATGATTGAGTAGTTATGACATTTTTTGAATTTAGCTTTGTTTCAGGATATATTTCTTGATATTCTGGACTGTCAATTATCTTTTGAATATCCCTATTAAATGAATCTGCCAAATCACTCGAATAAGAACTAACAGCTATTTTTAAGTCAGGATTATAACCTAATGCAAAAGCAGGAAAAAGACGGCTTGTTATTTCACTCTTACCATGTTGCGGCGGCAAAAATACACCTAAGTTTTTTTTATTGGGGTCTTTAAGAAAATCTTCTAAAGCCTTAACGATTACTTTATGATGCCAATTGAAATAATAATCAGTTTTGACATAATAAATAAAGTCTTCAAAACTACCATTGGCAGCTGAACGACGTGTTAACTCTTGAAGTATTTCAAACTCATTTAGTTCTAAGTCTTTCAAGTGCTGATTTTAATTGTTCATCAGTCCAATCTTTATAAGGCGTTGTTACATCTTTGCCGTTTGTGGTTATGTCGGTATGGTTCATTGATAACTTTTTGCGTTCATCGTCTGTGCATATCAATTTCATTAATGCCATTTGCAAAGTAGCATTATTTGATTTGTACCATTTTGAACGCATTGAAGATTTTATTTCAATTCTATTCGTTTCTAACATTTCCTTTAGCTCGTTACTTTCGTTACTATCAATAGGGAAATATTCGTAAAATGTTTTTTTTGCTATTGGTAAAAAAGCAACTATATCTTCAATAAAGAATAACTTATGTTTTGTTATTGCTTCTTTAGCTTGTTCAAATATCTTTTTTTTATCGTATGCCATTTTTCTTTATTTGAGCGTGGAAGTGGACTCGAACCCTATCTTTTGACTGGAATGTCAAACGCTTTTCCATTTAAGCTACCCACGCATATAAAATGTAAAGTTAATCTTTTATTTCTTTTCGTTCTGCTAAACTTATTTTTTCTCCTTTATACATTCCTGCACCCATTTCATCTATTTTACTAAATGGTATTATTGGAACTGTTATTTTGCAGGTTTTGTCGATTAGGTAAATGTAGCGTAGTTGGAAGCCATTTACCCGCTTTGCGCCAACCCTTTCTTTAAATGTAGAAAACTTTTCGCCAACTTTATAGCCGACTTTCTTTTTTAGCAACCCGCTACTTGCTCTTAATCCTATATCAGCAAAGCGGAATCCATCGGGCATCTCATAAATAGTAGTATTTTTTGTTATTCCTACCAAATTAAAGCCACTTGCTCTGTATATTGCCCCGTCACCGCATTGTGTAGCATCTGCAAAAGAAATAACCCACCTTACGTTTGGGGCATTTTGTTTTAATAATTTCATGCAAATAGAAATACATCTACTTTCTGAATTTTTCGGCAAAAAATCATCAAACGCCATTCTGTTTAACTCTAAAAAACCATTCCAATTTGTATTTTTTACATAACCAATACAGGCGCTTTTTTGCATGGACGGGCCAAATTGTAGAACGCCATGCAATTTACCGTCTAAGAAGCATCCGAAGCATACCGAAGGATTAACGGCATATTTCCCGCTATAATGATGCTTTTTTACAAACTCATTAGCCACCTTTGCAGGTATAACCTTAACGATTATTTCCTTTGCTCTCCCCATTGCATTACGATTAAATAAAGTGCATTTCCGTTACTATTCTCATTTCCCATCGTTTCGCAATATTTATATTCCTCTGTTTGTTTAATATCTGCTATTGCGTTTTTAATTTGCTCCGCTTGTTCGTCAGCTAAAGTAAAAGTCATTTGCTGAAATGGTGCTTTATCTCCACTTGGCAAACTAAAATTTTCGCCGTATTCATCTGAATTAACATCAAAACCACCAATATCTAATCCCCAGTCATCTAACTTTTCACTATCCCATTCATTTGCCAAAACTTCCCAATCCCACTCACCAAAACCAACGTTATCCTTTATTATAAATTCGTTTTGTTGCTCAATCGTTAAATTACTTGCTTTAATAATCGGTATCTCTTTTAATCCTGCTTCAATACATGCCTTTAAACGCATGTTACCGCCTAATACTATCATTTCATCATTTACCACTATTGGACGTATATCAAGCATCTCAGGGAACTCTTGAATGCTTTTAACGA